TTGGAAAGTATCAACTAAAGATTTAGAAGATGAAAAAGCCAAAAGTCCAACAGGCTCTGCAGGATTAGAAAGACTCAAAAAAGAACTTGGAATGAAAGAAAACGATAACGATGGTAAAAAGTTTGATCCATTGAAGCACGTTAAGAATCCTACCAAAGGTGAACAAGATGCAGCCAAGGATGTCAAGCGAGGAAGTTATGCTGACCGTTCGGCAATGTTAAAGTCAGCAGAAGCTGACGGCCGTTTGAAAAATGAAGACATTAATGTTATTTTAAAATTAGCTGGTTTGGCAAAATAAACCTATTTCAGCAACCAATCAGGTTGCTATGATAAATAGATGTGTGTATACTTAACCGTATGCACACATTTTTCTTTTTAGTCAGTTGGCTTCAAAGAAATGGCATAATATAAAACATTTATTAAGGAAAAACATTATGGCAACTTTAGCAGAAATCCGCGCAAAGCTTCAACAAGCATCTCAACAAAACACCAGCGGCGCAAGCGGTGGAGACAACGCAATTTATCCCCATTGGAACATTCAAGAAGGTACTAGTGCAACAGTACGTTTCCTTCCAGATGGCGACCCAAACAACACTTTTTTCTGGATCGAACGTGCAATGATCAAATTGCCATTCGCTGGTATTAAAGGTGAAACTAATTCTAAACCTGTTACTGTACAAGTTCCTTGTATGGAAATGTGGGGCGAGACTTGCCCTGTATTGACAGAAGTACGTCCTTGGTTCAAAGATAAATCTTTGGAAGATATGGGTCGTAAGTATTGGAAGAAGAAGTCCTATTTGTTCCAAGGATTTGTAGTTGACAGCAAGCTTCAAGAAGAAGGCAAAACTCCAGAGAATCCAATTCGTCGATTCATTATTGGTAGCCAAATTTTTAACATTGTTAAAAATGCATTGCTAGATCCGGAGATCGAAGAAACACCAACAGACTATGTTCGCGGTTTAGATTTTAAAATCACTAAAACTAGCAAAGGTGGGTATGCTGACTATAGCACTTCTAATTGGGCTCGTCGTGAGCGTTCATTAGGTACTGAAGAAGCTGCCGCGCTTGAACAACACGGATTGTTTAGTCTAAAAGACTTCCTGCCTAAAAAGCCAGGCGAAGTTGAGCTCAAAGTTATTGCAGAAATGTTTGCGGCATCAGTAGATGGCGAGGCATATGATCCAGAACGTTGGGGACAATATTTTAAGCCGGCAGGCTTTAATTCTAATAATTCCAATGCATCGTCAGTAAGCAAACCTGCTCCAGCAAAAGCTGTTAGCAAGCCAGTAGAGATTAATGCTGAAGAAGATGCTCCGTTTGATACTACTCCCGCAGAGGTTGCTCCAGCAACATCCGAAGCAAGTGGACGTGCGGCCGACATCCTTGCGATGATTCGTAACCGTCAAAAATCATAATTAGGAGATAGACATGGGAAAGGCCTTCGATATTTCGAAGTTCCGTAAGTCTATCACTAAATCTATTGATGGACTAGGAATCGGGTTTAACGACCCAACCGATTGGATTTCAACCGGTAATTATGCCCTTAACTATCTTATCTCGGGGGACTTCTTTAAGGGAGTCCCCCTGGGTAAAGTAACAGTTTTTGCTGGCGAAAGTGGTGCAGGTAAGAGTTATGTTTGCTCAGGCAATATTATCAAGGCTGCACAAGAACAAGGTATTTTTGTTGTCCTAGTTGACAGCGAAAATGCTTTAGACAAGCAGTGGTTATTGGATCTCGGCGTTGACATTTCAGAAGATAAATTGCTAAAACTTAACATGGCAATGATTGATGACGTGGCAAAAACTATTTCAGAATTCATGAAAGAGTATAAAGTAATGCCGTTGGAAGAACGTCCAAAAGTATTGTTTGTTATTGATTCTTTGGGTATGTTGCTTACTCCGACCGACGTTAATCAGTTTGAAGCAGGTGAGATGAAAGGTGATATGGGTCGTAAACCTAAAGCACTTACATCACTTGTTCGTAACTGTGTAAACATGTTCGGTAGTTATAACGTAGGTATGGTTTGTACCAATCACACCTATGCAAGCCAGGATATGTTTGATCCAGATGACAAGATCAGTGGCGGCCAAGGGTTTGTTTACGCAAGTTCAATTGTTGTTGCTATGAAGAAACTTAAACTAAAAACTGATGCAGATGGTAATAAAGTAAGTGATGTATTAGGTATCCGTTCCGCATGTAAAATTATGAAGACACGGTATGCTAAACCGTTTGAAAGTGTTCAAGTTGAGATTCCATATTCAACTGGTATGAGCCCTACATCCGGATTAGTTGACATGTTCGAGAAAATGGGTGTATTATCTAAAGTCGGGAATAAATTAGCATACACTAGTAAAGAAACTGGTGAGATTGTTGCAGAGTTCCGTAAGAATTGGACTGAAGATAAACTACACGTTATCATGAACGAGTGGGATGCCAAGGCGGCAGAATCTTTAACTACAACACATATTACTGAGGAAGTAGAATAATGGATGAAAGTTTAGTAATGGAAGTTTGGGATACGTTCCGCGAATACATTCCAGACAAAAATAAAGAAATGGCGGCTAATCAGTACGTTGACTTTTTGTTAGGTAAAGACATTTCCGCCGAAGTACTTGGCGGATTCATGGGTTATGACCCATATCTTGATGATGCAATTAAAACGGTTATTGACGAGTTTAAAGAACTTGACGACGATCAAGAAGATGACAGTTACTACGAAGATGAGGAGTAACTGTGTCTCAATGGTACGCTAGGGTCAGCAAAGATATTTCATTTTTGCCTGCTTGTATTGACTATTTCTATGCCGAACTTGGGCAGGCCAGAGCCGAAGTTAAAATCTATGGTAACATAGAAAAGTCCAGCTCTGCTTTGCCTGGTATAGTTGAACAACGTTTTAATAATCTTCAAGAAATTGAAGCTATCCTTGAATACCTTAATATAGAGCTTCGACGCTTAAGGTCAAAATGCTTTAAGAAATACCTAGAAAACTATCAACGAGCATTGAGCTCTCGAGATGTTGAAAAATATGTCGACGGGGAACCTGATGTAGTTGATATGGAAAAAATTATCAACGAATTTGCACTATTACGAAACCAATGGCTAGGTGTTATCAAAGGGTTAGACATTAAGCAATGGCAGTTGAGTAATATTATAAAGTTAAGAACCGCAGGCCTAGAAGATGCATCACTTTAATAGACTAATATGTTTATAGAAGACCTTATTCAGCGACTAGCAGGGGATGGACACTGGCTCTTTATTGAGCCCGTTTTACATTTGCACCATATGGACTCAAAGATAGTGCATAGCTTATCCATGCAAACTATGACCGGTTACGGTTTCACCGAAAAACAGGCCAATTTGGCAGTAAAACTAATCAAAAAATACCAAAATTCTCTTGGTTCTGCCTTAAAAGTTGACATTTCTGACTCTATTGATAATCCCCGGTATAAACTACCTATACGTGTATTATCAAAGAATAAAACAATTACCATACAAAAGAAAGAAATTGGTAATCAGCAGGTAATTTCCGTAAGTTTTCCCTATGATGACGGACTAGTGCAAAATATACGCAAATATAAAGAATTCTTTTCAAAAGAATCTTCCAATGGTCAGACTATAAATTGGAATCCTGAATCAAAATCATGGGATTTCAACCTACGCGAGGAACACATTGCATGGGTGGCATCAAATCTCATGGATTCGTCATTTTATGCGGATGATAAATTTTTAGATTTGTTGGCTCAGCTACGAGAAATTGAAAACTCAATTGAAACCTATGTTCCAATGGTAAATTTTAAAGAGGATAAGTTTATCTTTACGAATGTTTCTAAAAACATACCACAGCCCGACAGTCTTGATGTAGTCGAAGTACTAATGCAGGCCAAAAAATACGGAATAAATTTATGGTCTGACGAAATTGGGGAAGTTTTAGAAAATATTGATATCACCCCAGTTACAAAAAAATGTGTTACTACCCCATTTGGTAAAGATATTGAAATTGACGGGAAAGAAGTTGAATTTAGTGACCTTCTAAATACACTAGGTTACAATTCTCCCACTTTGATTGTAATCCCCGGGGGTATGGAGTTAAAATATTTGAGGTACTGTATAAGAACATTAATGAAATACGGTATACCAACAGAGGATATGAGTGTGTTGTTTAGATTAGACGGTCCTACAGGAAAAACTGCCAACGAAATTATCAAAGATTCAAAAGTTAATAATCCTATATCTGAAAAAATTAAATTTTTCTTTGTATCAGGTAGGATTCCTAAACCATTGATTGAATCAAAAATTGAAATTGCATCAGTCCTTAATTTTGGATTAAGTGGTGTTCATTATACTTTGTCAAATTATCTAAAAAATCACCATTTTGTTGTAAATTACAAAATTAAGGAATCAGACTTTGCCGTCCTGTAAAATTATTATTAAAGACGAAGTCAATATCAAGATAGAAAATTTAGACCTTGATACACGTAAAGCACTGGTTAAGAAATTTAAGTATGAGGACCCTACTGCAAGGTACCGACCTGCCTATAAATTGGGTCGGTGGGACGGTACTATTGCATTTTTTGGTCTAGGTGGAACTACCTACCTCAGTATGCTAGAACAGGTGCTGGAAATTTTAACTAATAGAAATTATCACATCGAATATGAAGATCGCAGGTCCGCACCTTTCCTGGAATTTTCTGAAATTTCTGAAGATTTCTGGGGTAAAAAATGCTGGCCTACAGGTCATCGATTTGAAGCACAGCCAATTCGTTTGAGAGATGATCAAGTTGATGTTGTTAATAATTTTTTAAAGAATCCACAATCATTACAAGAAGTTGCCACTGGTGCAGGAAAAACTATTATGACTGCAACTTTGGCAAAAATTGTGGAAAAATATGGTCGAAGTATTATCATTGTTCCTAACAAGTCATTAGTAGAACAAACAGAAGAAGACTTTGTTAATGTTGGACTAGATGTTGGTGTATACTACGGCGACAGAAAAGATATAGGCAAAACACATACAATTGCAACTTGGCAAAGTCTCAATATTTTAGACAAAAAATCCAAAGATAACAATGAAATTTTAAGTCTGGCAGAATTCCTCGACGGAGTAAATTGTGTCATTGTCGATGAAGTTCATATGGCCAAAGCAGAAGTTTTAAAAACTCTACTTACTCATAATCTTGCGAATGCACCTATACGTTGGGGATTAACTGGGACTGTTCCAAAAGCTGATTTTGAGTTTCAGAGCATACGTGCAAGCCTAGGAGAAGTAGTTGGCAGGGTAACTGCAAATGAGTTACAAGAAAAAGGAATCTTAAGTCAGTGTCATGTTAATATTATTCAGACCGCTGAATGGAAAGAATTTTCAAGTTATCCCGAAGAATTAAAATATTTGGTTACTGACGCTACACGTATGGAATGGATATCTAATTTAATTACAGAGATTGCGCTAACAGGCAACACGTTAGTACTAGTAGACAGGATTGAGTCTGGCAAATTCATTGTAAATGAAATACCAGATAGTGTGTTTGTTTCTGGCGAAGTAAAAACTAAAGATAGAAAGACAGAGTATGACGAAATTAAAACAAGCACTAACAAGATTATTGTGGCGACTTACGGTGTGGCCGCTGTTGGTATTAATATCCCTAGGATTTTTAATCTGGTTCTTTTGGAACCCGGAAAGAGCTTTACAAGGGTTATACAAAGCATTGGGCGAGGCATTAGAAAAGCAGAAGACAAAGACTTCGTCCAGATCTGGGACTTGACAGCATCAACAAAGTATGCTAAAAAACACTTAACGGAAAGAAAAAAATTCTACAAAGAAGCACAATATCCGTTTACAATAGAAAAGGTAAAATATTAATAATGCAAATTTTAACGTTAGATAACAAGACGTTCTATCTCAATGATCTTCCGGAAGAAATTGAAGACGACATGAGATTCGCGGTCATGGATAACAGTGATAATCAAAATCCGGACTACTTTTACATCCCACTGATTTTTTTGGAAAGTTTCACAGGGCCGGCAGTAGTACTACGAATAGGCAAATACGAACTCACTATGCCATTAGACTGGTGTACTATTGTCGGCGATCCTGAAGGTCCCGATATGGAAGTATTACCAATTACTAGTCTCAATGATAGAGGGTTTAGAACTTTTTGTTTTAACCCGTTATCAGGATTCCGACCAGAATTTCATGACATTGATATTATAAATGTATACCAAGATGTAAAATGGTATTTTCCTAAAATGAAGCCAGGTCAACTTTTATGTACACCATTAGAAGGCGGGAACAAACCTCTTTGTGCTTATTTCGTTAAAGAAGTAAGTCGCCAATGCGAAATAGTTGACTATACTAAATGTTGGTAAAATGGGAAGTTTACGACCAAACGAAACTATTGTGTATTCTACCTCTGGTAATGTTACCTACGGGCATTACGGAGATGGCGAACAATTTGTAGTTGGTTATAATTTACGCAAACGAAGAGATCCGTTAGATATTAAACACAATATAGATCTATGGATTGATATATTAGATGCAGGCGGAGGAAATTCTGCTTTACAACAGGCAATTGATCGTGTTAAAATGTTATATTACTTGACCAAGGAGACCCCCAATGAATGATAAAGAATCTTTAGACGGACGAGAATCAGTACCAATCGATTTGCCAAAAGAAGAATTGTTTCAACTTATGTTAAGAGCACATGAAAAAGATGTAACTCTTAATAAATTTGTTGAAAGTATTCTTCAAGAAGTTATTGAAAAGGCAGAAAATGAGTCACGAGCAGGACAAATTCAATCACAGTAAACGGCTTCATGCAGACGAAACTGCAATTAAAAAACAAACAACGATAGCTAAAAACCATCGAGTTAGCGAGTATAATCCTAGCGAGATTAATCAACCGCACCGTTATAATAAACGACATGCAATGGATTGTGGTAACCCTGAATGTTATTTGTGTGGTAACCCTCGTAAAACACACAAAGACAAGTTAACGCAACAAGAAAAACGAATGTTTCAAGATTTAGAAAAAACAACTGATAAACATAGTAGCGGATTAAAACCTGACAATGGCGAAACTTGATATAAAACGAGAACTGTATGCAATTGATCATAAAGATTATAATTTTTATGATAAATTAACTCCGGAAGAGAAAAAAGAGTTCAGTCCGTTTATTCTTATGAGATATGCCGCAAGTGTTCAAGGGGACAGAGATGTACAAGAACATTTTTTAGAAATGACTAATGAATTAATTAATAAGAATCATTGGTTATTAAGCAAGGATCATAAACCTTTACTATGGAAATTATTTGCATCCATTGGTGTTGGGATATCGGCCTATCATCCTTATATTGCCGCAGGAAAAAAGACCAAGGTGGTTAAGATAGAAAAATTGTTAGCAGAGTTACATCCTGCTATGAAGATAGATGATATCCGTGCGTGGGCATCTTTAATGGATAAAACAGACAAGGAAGAATTGTTTGATAGTATGGGCTTTGATAAAAAACAACGAAAGGATTATGAATGAAATTTAGAAAAAAACCTGTAGTAATCGAAGCAGTTCGATTTGCATTTAATGATGCATCTATTGCACAACTAGAAGAGTTTTGTGGAGATGCATTAGGCAATATTCGTAAGGAACACGACACCAGTCCAGCTGAAGCAGAGATCGGCACGTTAGAAGACGGTGTCCATTTGACTGTCAAACATATTGCTACAGAAGGCGATTGGATTATCAAGGGTGTGCAAGGCGAGTTCTATGCTTGCAAGCCAGATATCTTTGAAGCTACATACGAGTCGGCAGAATGAAAAATGCAATGTGGACCGTAGGCGTTACCACCGATGAAAGGGTTTACCTACAGGATGATGACTTCACACATGATGCAAGGTTGTATGTCAATGGCGATTTTGAAAACAAAGAACAAGAAATCAAATATGCAAGTATGTTGGCAAGAAAATTAAACGGAACTTATAAAGATGAAATTCTTTGAACCCCTGCGTGATGACCTGATGGTACAACAACAGATTACTAATAGTTGGGAACACATGGTCGGTGTCATCATGCTGAATCAAACAGGTCGTAAGCCAGTCAAACTGACCTTGCCTGAATTCCTGTATTGGTTTCCAACACCACATGCGTTAATCAATGCTGACGAGGAATTTGTTAAAAGCATTATCAAACCCTTGGGTATGACCAATGTTAGATACAAGCGTTTAGTGGGGATGAGTTACGACTACCTGACATGGGATGGAGTTGATGCAACTGACCTGTATGGCATAGGCAAGTATGGAAGTGATAGTTATGAAATATTTTTCAAACAGAACTATTCAGTACAGCCAACAGATAAAGAATTGAAAAGATATCTAGACGAAGAAATAGAATGATACAATTGTCCGAACAACCATTTAACTGCGTCCATTGTAACAAGGCATTTATGAAAGAAAAGACCTTGTATGCTCACATGTGTGAAAACAAAAGACGGGCAATGCAGAAAGATGAAAAGCGTGTTCAAGCAGGAATGATGGCCTTTAATAGATTCTTTAGACTCACTCAAGGTGCTAAAAAAGACAAGACCTATGATGATTTTATAAAGAGCCCTTACTATAATGCGTTTGTTAAGTTTGGATCTTTTATCAATAATGTAATGCCTATATATCCTGATAAGTTTATGGACTATGTTATTAAAAGCGGTGTTAAACTAGACCAATGGTGCAGAGACGAACTGTATGAAACTTATCTTTATGAGATGATAAAAACTGAACCAGTTGAAAGTGCAGTACAAAGATCTTTACAGACAATGATGGAATGGGGAGATGTGAGTCAGGCCCAATTTAATCATTATTTTAATTACGTAAATTTAAATCGAGCAGTACACGATATAAGAAATGGAAAGATAAGTCCATGGGTGTTACTTAACTGTACGGCGGGCAAAAAAATGTTGAATAACTTTAGCAACGAGCAATTAGATTTGATTGCACCAGCGTTTGATTTACCGTTCTGGCTTAAGAAATTCAAACAGGTTCCTGCTGATATTATTCTAGTAAAAGAAATATGTGAGGAGGCAGGAATTGAATGACAACTTAAAATTTTTCATACAGGATCATCGAATCAACATAGTTGATGATAATAAACGTGCTCACAGGCATACTCGTATGAATACAAAATTTTTTCAGTTCTCTGATGACTACAATAAGATGGATGCAATACAAGCAATTCAATTTGAAACTGAAAAATTATATACAGTAGAAATTTCAGAAAGTGAATTAACTCGAATTGCAGAATTTGAATCTGAAGTGTTTAACAATATGAAGAAACAAGGTCATTACAGAATGTTTGAAACACTAATGGAACAGAAAGAACGTGAACGAGCATTGCGTGACAGGTATCCGGCAGTGAAGAAAGCGTACGAACATTATAGCCTAATATTAAAATTAGCAGAGAGCGGAGAATTGTAATGCCAGATATCGACATTGACTTTGCTGATAGATCACACGCACTTAATTTAATAAAGACTATTCCTGCATCTATACAAGATAAGGATGGAACTTTTAAAAAACACAATACTGGTGTATATTGTACTGCTATTCCGTACAATCCATTAACTGGGTTAAGTAATATTGAATATAAAGAAGCAGAGAATAGAGGCTATTTTAAGATTGATTTTTTAAATGTTGGAATTTATGAAGGTGTTAAAGATGAAGAGCACCTTGTTAGATTAATGGAGGCTGAGCCACTATGGGACTTACTAGAACAGGACGATTTTGTCAATTTGCTATTTCACGTCAACGGTCATGGACAGATTTTAAGACAGACGAAACCGACTTCTGTACAACAACTGGCAGCGGTGTTGGCAATGATCCGACCCGCAAAACGTTACTTGATAGGGAAAGATTGGAATACAATAACCGCAGAAGTTTGGACAAAGCCACAAGGCGATGAATATTTCTTTAAGAAGGCCCATGCAATGGCGTATGCGATGGCTGTTATTGTGCAGATGAATCTTATCTGCGAAGGTATTAGTTACGGATTTAGTTAACTCTAAATTTTTTAGGATTTCTTACTAACTGTATTGATTTACGCTTAATACGTTTTTCTGCTATTTCTCCCAGGCTTACAGTGGGTCCAAAGAGAATTTCAACGTCCTTACTGTTGAACGTTTTAATAAAAGGTCTAAAATCAATCATATCTATTTTTAAAAAAATATTAATAGGAATCTTTCGGTTGCTTTCCCACCACCAAACATCCCCAAGTTCTAAAAAGGGATCGTGTAGCCCAGTAGATTTAATTACGGCATAGTCGTAGATGCTCGTTACCTGATTATCGTGGTTAATAATGATACCTAGATATTCCGTATCGTTACAACGGACACAGGTCATAAAAGGATAGTTTGCTTGGAAGCTCTCGCTTGTTGTCATGCTTTATAATAAATACCGATATGCAAAATTTACCAGTCTATTTATATTCCAATTTGTTCGAAGTTATACTAGATCTGGACAATAACAGAGGAATACATCAAATTATGTATCAGCGCACCATTAAAGTACAGAAAGGTGTAAAAAACACTATTCAAATTCAGTTCAAAAATTCTGACCAGAAAAAGGTTAGTATAAATGGACAACAATTTTATTTAAACATTTTTGATCAAGAAAACAAAAAGTTAGTTATCAAGAAGCCTATTACAGTATTAGACAACGCATCTACTACAACTAACGCTCTTAAAGGATTAGCTGAAGTTGTACTTGATAGCAAAGACACCATTACTATTGATACTAAAACTTATAATTTTTCTATTGTCAAAGAAGAAACAGACGGCAGCTATTCCCCTGCATACTCTAACACCTATTATGATGTTGCGGGCATATTAGAACTCAAAGAAGAAGTATATCCTAGATTATTACCCAGCGTTGATGTAGTTGATTTCATAAGAACATACAATCAAGATGCTGCCAAACAACAATGGGAATGGTATAGCGGAAATATAAAACCTTTAAACCAATCTTCATTTGGCCTACACACAGTTGCCAAATATATGACTAGATTTAAAGGCCAAGTAATTGTTGAAGCTACTCTAGAAAATACCCCCGGATTTTTTGGAAACTATGCGGTAATCAATCAAAAGACTTATAATGGGTTCACAGGAGTTGATTATGTAAACTTTACTGGAATTTTTACCAATATACGAGTAAAATACATTCCAGCAAAGGATCCAAGTACGCAACAAAACGGCGATACTATTTACACCGGAACTTTTGACAAAGCCCTATATAGATGCTAATATTGTTGCATGAATCTGATTCAAGCAACGGTACAGAACCTACTACCACCTAAACGCAAATCTACTCCTAGCGGGTGGACCAGTTTCAATGCGCCTTGCTGTCACCATAATGGAAACTCTCCGGACAAGAGACAGCGCGGCGGAATGCTGTTTAACAACGACGGATTCCAATATCATTGTTTTAACTGTAATTTTAAGGCAGGATGGACTCCTGGAAAATTGTTAAGCAAGAACACTAAACATCTTCTTTCCTGGATGGGATTGCCCGAAGTTGAAATACAGAAGCTAGGATTAGAAGCATTAAAGAACAAAGAGGATATGCCCAAAGTTGAGAAGCCACTTAACTTTGATCTTAAAGAAGTTCCATTACCTGAAGATGCTGAATCAATAATATCATGGGCACGTGATTTGTCAATACTTAATAGTGAACTACGAGATAAATTTTACAGTATTGTTCAATACATTGACGACAGAGGATTTGACCCATACGATCAAAGATTTTATTGGTCGCCTGCACCAGGCTACTCAGATCGAGTCTTAATAGTATTTCGACAGGACGGAAAGATTGTTGGCTACACTGGACGTAAGGTCACCGATGGGAAGCCAAAGTATCTCACAGATGCTCAACCTGGTTATGTGTTTAACATAGACGAACAAAAGGCAGATAGAAAATATGTTATTGTTGTTGAAGGACAGTTTGATGCATTAGCAGTAGAGGGGTGTGCTATCATGCACAACGAACCAAACGACACCCAAGTAACTAGATTGAATATGTTACAACGAGAAGTTATCGTTGTTCCTGATAGAGATAAGCCCGGTGCTAAAATGATAAAGGCAGCACTTGCTCACGGATGGTCAGTAAGTATGCCTCCGTGGGAAGATGATATTAAAGATGTTGCAGATGCTATGAAGAGATATGGTAGGTTGTATACACTAACCACAATCCTTCATTACAAAGAAAGCAACGAGATAAAAATACAACTACTCAAGAAAAAATTAGAAGGACTCAATGGATAAACCAAATTATAATTACGATATACAAAAACTATATCTAGAAATGTTTCTATCGGATGCAGAGACATTTGCTAGATGTCAAAATATTTTTGACCCGGAGAATTTTGATCAACGGCTACAAAAAACTGCGGAGTTTATAACAAAATATGTAGATGACTATAAAGTTATTCCTGACTCAACTATTGTTAACGCTAGTTGTAATACAGAATTAAATTCTGTAGAGCTACCCAAAGAAAACTATGAATGGTTAATGGATGAGTTTGAAAATTTTAGCAGGCACAAAGCACTTGAACGTGCAATTTTAAAAAGTGCTGACTTACTTGAAGCAGGAGAATATAACCCAGTTGAAAAATTGATTAAAGATGCTATTCAGATTAGTTTGAACAAGGACATGGGTACTGATTATTTTGAAGATCCAAGGGCACGTCTTACTAAACTAAAAGACGGGAACGGGCAGATTAGTACAGGTTGGCCTAGCATTGATCGAAAGCTGTATGGTGGATTTAACCGCGGTGAGTTGAATATTTTCTGTGCAGGATCCGGTGGTGGTAAATCGTTGTTCCTAGCTAACCTAGGAGTGAACTGGGCCCAGCAGGGAATGAATGTTTTGTACTTAACTTTTGAATTAGCTGAAGGGCTAGTGGCCATGCGATTGGATAGTATGATGACCGGAATTACTACAAGAGAGATTTTTAAGAATATTGACGAGGTAGAATTAAAGGTTAAAATGTTAGGTAAAAAGGCAGGAAGTATACAGATCAAGTATATGCCCTCGGGGAAAAATTGTAACGATATTCGTGCCTATTTAAAAGAATATCAGGTCAAAAAAGGTGTAAAACCTGACGTTATTTTAATAGATTACCTCGATTTAATGATGCCTTTAAGTGTGAAGGTAAGTCCTAGTGATCTGTTTGTTAAGGACAAATATGTATCAGAGGAGATTCGCAATTTGGCTATGGAAACCCAATGTATCACTGTAACAGCGTCACAGCTGAATCGTAGTGCTGTTGAAGAAATTGAGTTTGATCACAGTCATATTTCAGGTGGATTGAGTAAGATTATGACAGCAGATAACGTGATTGGTATCTTTACCAGCAGAGCCATGAAAGAACGCGGACGCTACCAAATACAGTTTATGAAAACTCGTAGTTCAAGTGGTGTTGGACAAAAAGTTGATTTAGAATTTAATGTAGATACCTTGCGTATTACAGATCTAGGTGACGAAGAAGATACAAGAAGTTTAAGTCAGGGTGGCGGGTATAAATCTTCAACTACTAGTAATCTTGTTGCAGGGCTCAAACGAACTAGTGCTGTAACTACTACTACTGATCCGGAAACTGGAGAAATATTAGAAGTTAACCCTAGACAGGGAATCAATGTGCCCAAAGTTAAAACCGAAGTTGGTGGCAGTAAACTTCGTGCTATGCTAGCAACTCTTAATGTTGAGAAAGATTAAAACCATTCTTTAACTTCTAGGTCAACTGCTCTAGTAAGGCAGTGTACCCATTGTGATTCGGGCTCTAAATCGAATACAATCTCAGAAGTAGCAGGAACGGTAAGCCACTGATGTTGTCTTGTCCAAGGCTCTTGCCCCTGCATTTCGCCTTCTAGTTGCCCAGGGGCCCATGCACTTACTCCGCACATGACCCTATATTTTTCAGGACCGTTCGTACCGCACAATGCTGCCAAAATACTGATATCTGTTGTAACTGAAATGCTAGGGGTGATTTCTACCGTAGTAGGACTGCTCCAGTCGATACTATGAACAATACATACCCGTTGCCTTTCAACCGGCCCCCCTACATACAAGGGTGCGTTAATATAATTTACGTTTTCCATGCCTACATGTTCTAAAATGTCAGCAAGACTACAATCATTATCCTTAATTGTTCGATTAATCATAAGACCCCAAGACCCTCTCTGTGAATGGTTAACCATGAGAACTACACCTTCTTCGAAGATGTTGCCTTTATTTCTGGGTTGGGCGATAAGTAATCGGCCTTTGTAGTTTTCGAGTAGCATACAATTATTTACCGCATAAATATCCAGTATGATAGATAAATTGCCAGTCATAGAATTACATAGTAAACTTAACCCTAAACTTTGGGACGATCAAAATCAGTTACGTTCAGAAGTTAATGTTGCGTTACTCAGAATAGCCAAGGAGTTTTACCAATTCCTTGAATTTGACGCCCCCCTTATAGATGTGCAAATAACCGGCAGTCAGGCCAACTACAACTATACAGATTTAAGCGATATTGACCTACATCTTATAGTGCCCTTTAAAGATGTTAGCTGTGATGAGCCAGTTGAGGATCTGTTTGATACTAAACGTAAATTATGGAAACTACGCCATGATATTAACATCCATAGTATACCTGTAGAAGTCTATGTAGAAGACGAAGATAAACCAGTTAACGGTAGTACATATAGTCTACTCAAAGACACTTGGTTACGCAGGCCTGAGAAACGTATAGCACACTGGGATGAGGGAGAAGTAAGTGAACATACCCTCGAATGGCTTAAGGATATTAAAGAAGCTATGGCTAGCCGGGACATTAAGACCGTTGAAGGCGTCATAGATATGTTACGCAATTATCGACAGCAAGGACTTAAAATTTCTGGCGAATTTGGCACTCCAAACCTAGTGTTTAAAAATCTACGCAATCTCGGCGCCGTGGCCATACTAATGCAGGCCAAGATAAAATTAACCGATATCGATCTCAGTATTTGATTCTTTGCTTATAAGGCTGTATAATTACAGCTATATGTCATTAAGTATAAGCTGTGTTGAAACACAAAACTATGCAGGCGCCGTTCGAGCAGTCAAGAGCACATTGGCCAATACCCCTGCGATCAAAGTGTATTGGATTAGCGACAGGCCTTTCCCCGAAAGCCTGCACGTACCCGTTGAATGGATACGAGTACCGCCCGTGGCCCATAGGGTATTCTGTTACTGGTATAGTAATATTACCCTACGCCTGTTACCGCACGTGGTCAGTACCGATCACAATATTGTAGTACAAGCAGACGGATTTGCAGTCAACGGATCTGCGTGGACTGATGAATTCTTACAATATGATTATATCGGTGCTCCATGGCTATGGTGGGAACCACACGAACAAATAGGCAATGGCGGATTCAGCCTGCGTAGTCGTAGACTCTATGACGCCTTGTTAGATTGGGAGCCCGGTTATCGCAACGAAGATTGGCCCGCATTGCCCGCCAAATACTACAACCCAAACGGCCGTGAGGGCATTATGGAAGATAATCTTATCGGTGGCCCTTTTCGACCCATATTAGAAGCTCAATACGGAATCAAATATGCGCCCGTGGATCTAGCACATCGCTGGAGTATTGAATGCAGTGAAAGCTACACTAATGAGTGGTTTAAACGTAGTCTAGGATTCCATGGACGTGAAACTGCCCTACACTATGGAATTACCCTATGACCAGACTATCATTAAGCTACTTTGAAACAGTAGATGCCCGCAACAGTTATCATGCCATCGAGCAGACCCTTAAACATGCACCCATTGACGAAATCTACTGGTTCAGTAATCAACCCTTTGGGCATGATCCCGGAATTCCTGTACACTGGATTCCAATTGAACATCCACAACAAGGTGAGTTATTTCATCCTTGGTACAATCGGCTCTGTTTAGAAACTGTGCCACAGGCAGTTACTAGCGATTTTAACCTAATCATACACCCAGACGGTTATCCAGTTAATCCAGATGCATGGACCGATGAGTTTTGGCAGTATGACTATATTGGCGCACCCTGGATGCATCATCAAGAACACCAGCGTGTGGGCAATGGTGGGTTTAGCTGGCGTAGTCGACGTCTTTATCAAGCTCTGCTAGATTGGGACCCCAGTAGGCTTGCGTCAGCATGGCCCGCACACCAGGGGTATCTAGCCCGTAGAGGAGATGAACCTCCAGACTTTCCCGAAGATACTTGTCTAGCAGTCTTATTCAGACCACATCTAGAGGAACACTATAATATTCAATTTGCACCCAGCGAACTAGCACATCAGTTCAGTTGGGAGCTATACTCCAGCGACAATGCAAGCCCATGGCGGGGAAAGAGTTGGGGATTTCACGGCAGACATACTGCCCCAATCTACGGACAAGACTTATGAACACAATCTACATAGACATGGATGGCGTGGTAGCGGACTTTGACACTGCGGCCACAGACTTTCTTCAAACAGAGCTGAAAATAGACATAGCCAACAAGCAAGAGGGCAAATGGCCACCGGGCATGTGGGAACGTATCCGTGACAATCACCGTTTTTATCGTGATCTACCCAAGATGCCCCAGGCTGATCAAATGATCAGTCTAGCACGAGAATTCCGTGATGAACTAGATTGGAATCTCATGTTTCTTACTGCAATCCCCCGGGGCAACGACATGCCCTGGACATTCTGGGACAAGATGATGTGGGTACAGGCCCGTTATCCAGATGTAGCAGTACACTTTGGCCCCTACTCACATGACAAGCAGAGTCACTGCCGCCCAGGTGATATACTAGTAGATGATCGTCATGACAACTGTGAACAATGGAGCTCAAGAGGAGGACAGGCTGTGCGTGTTACACATGACTATGCACTGGCCCTTGATCAGCTGGGAGCCCTATTCCGAGAAGCCCAGAAGGGGCGCGAAGCGCCAAAAAACCAGATTTAAAGAATTTTTTGGGTCATTAAAACCCAATATATTAAACTTCAATAAATCCTGGGTTCTGAGCCTGCCAAGGTAAAGTTACTGTAGATAGGGCTAGATCGTCTAGTCTACGATCAATTTCTGCCAGCTGTTCACGCATGAATTCTTCATCCATACTGGTCAATAACCATGCACGTACTTGATCTTCAGTAAGTGATGAGTATGGATGAAACTCCAGCGGATCTAGCTCACTAGTGACCAATTCCCAAGCGCCAATAAGACATGCTCTGGGTTTAGTGGTGTCTAATTCTTGCCCTTCGCCCGCATGGAGCGTCCAGTGAATGGTATAGACCACGTCAGTGAGTATGCCCTCATTGCGTGTCTTAAGCTGGTTGATTTCCCAAAGATAGTTGCGTTCTGTCATAGTCATTTATTTATACACCAAGACCTATATAGCTAGACTAAAAAATTGTAAAAAAATTCAAGCAACCTGGAATTTAGAATGGGTGCCAGCTTTTAGAGAATGACTGCCCATACACTGCCAATAAGCAATCCCAAGTCAAAGCTCAATAACATCAACACTAATAATGTGCCTGTATAGTATAGTTCATTGTCTATGAGATCTTGTAAACGGAATTCTCTAGCGGGCTCCTTAATTACTTCTTTGGGGATCTTATCGATTCTTGACCAAACTTCACCATAAGCATCACTACGAAAACTGTCCTGT